TTGCCACGCCCAATGGTAGTGCGTTTTGACACAGGAGTTCTATAAGTGTTCTCAGTGTTTTTTGCTCTAGCCATACTGTAATTTATTGATGATTATGCTAATGAATTAAGAAACTGGTTAGTTGCTTTGGATGCATTCTTCTCAATGATCTTACGCCACATCTTAGACTTACGTTTGTATTTGGCCCAAACAATTGGATCATACTCATCTTCAAGCCACATCTTCCTACCTATTTCTGCATCCAGTTGTCCATCGGCCCACACACAATACCCAACCATTATTTTGTAATGATCTGGTCCATTACCACTTAATATATCTTGGGCAATCTGTTCATTGAAAGTAATAGCACAGTGATCATTAATTTGATTTGTTCCTTTAATGTTATAGTCTAGGGTGTGCATGATAGTAATTTTTTCCATAGACACAGGCCCGCCACAATACACAGATTGTCGTGGGAGTTGATTTTCGATGCCATATATTTTGGATATTTGTTCTTGGTTAATGTTCATAACGGGTTGATTCATAATGAATCCAACGGTATGCCCTACTTCAGATCCCAACATTATGACAGCATTGTGCCATATGTTAAAATTGTTTACATTTACAGTTTGACTGGATAATAGAATATTGGTCACATAAATATTTACAATAAAAGGATTACTACTATTATTAAATGAGTACATACAAATTAACATTTTCATCTCTATTCAATGCATGGGCAAATGATGAAAAAATCAGTGCTACAGGTCAGGCAGCTGGCGATTCAACGAATCCCTTCACAAATGAAACATACGATTTACATGTTACTTTGGATGGTGCTCTTGTAGCAAACGGCACAATTGATGGTTCTGCCGCACTGTCTTTTGATGCTAATCTAAGCACAGGTGATCATAATCTTATTGTAACAGTGCAAGGAGCAAAACAATCTGGTGTGTGTATAGACAAGATTGAGATAGGACCAGACTCAAGTAACCTTTCAGAAGTTGTTGCAACAAGGTTAAAATACAACAATGTTGTATCAGGTGGATCTGATTTATTAAGATGGCAATTAGCAGAGATATGGAGATCATCAGATGATGATGACACTTACAATGTTTGGTGGCCACAAATTATGGAATCATCAACAGCACTTGCACACAATTTTCCATATAGACCTGCACTATTAGCAGGCAATGAAATGCATTTTAATCTTACAAAAAATTCAAACAACATCTTATCTCTAACAGATGATTATGCAGGTGACACAAATTCTGTAATGTATGATTCAACAGAACCTGTAAAATATTATCTTGCACAAAAGCCAAACACAAAAGGCAGTTCTAATTTACAATCATCGACTTTAGATGTTATGTCATACGTAGACAGTTCAGCGATGCGAGTCGGTGGCTGGGATGATAGCACTGCTGAAGCAAGAGGCGACTCGGTAGACTCTACACTAGGAGGATACTATGCTGGTCCTGGACAGTATGATGCTGATCTTATTTGGAACAGTGACAACATTGATGACAGTTCCGACACAGCAACAAGAGTAGTTGTGCTGTCTGAAAAAGAATGGAAACAATTATATTACAACAAACTGTGGTTAGGTGAAAACAATCTAACAGCAGTCACAGTAACATGAGTGCTAACGGTATATCCCATTTACCAAACAAGAGACAAAGACAAGAACAAAAGTTGGCCTTGGCGGCAACTAAACGTGCCAACGAAGGCAAACGTTCCACACTAAAAAAAGCACAGATGCCTACACTGTATTCTTCAGGAGGTAAAAACAATGCTGAAGATCGTAAACTGATGCAAGACGGATCTACGCCATTAACTGTTGGTCGACCTTGGCAATAAGTTAATTCAATCTTTACATTATAATTTTTACAACCAAGTAAATACTATTACTGTTTGAGTCAAATCAAACATTAGGCAAACAAAAGCAAAGGCATATGAAAGACACAAAGGCGTTAGACCAAATAGGCAAACTTACCTCGCGTTTTGTACGCACCTGCCCTTCAACACCAAAGTATCAACAAAGACTTGCAGAAGAAATGGAGATCATACTCTCGTTACGATTCGTTGACTATTTTTGTCAGATCAGAGATATCTTAGATCTTTCCACAGACATACCTCACATGACACGTGGCTCTGCTGGATCTTCACTGGTGTGTTACCTAATGGGAATCACAGACGTTGACCCAATACAGTGGGATATTCCTGTGGCACGTTTTCTCAATCCCAAGCGAGATGACTTACCAGATGTTGATATTGATTATCCTCACTATCAACAAGAAGAAGTTATGAATCGCATATTTAAAAAGTGGCCAGGCAAGTCAGCACGTATATCAAACTATGTGTTGTACAAAGACAAATCGGCCAGGAGAGAAGCGGCAAAACGATTAGGGTACAAGGGAAGACTGCCCAGGAAGTTTACCTATGAATCACTAGGTATAGACCCCAAAGAAGCAAAACGAATAGAAAACAAATTGAAAGGCAAAAAGAAATGTATATCAAAACACTGTGGAGGCATCTTAATGTTTACAAGGCAATTACCAAAATCTTTAATATCACAAAACAATCAAATACTGTTGGACAAAAACGAAGTGGAGGACTTAGAACATCTCAAAGTGGACATACTGGCCAACAGAGGACTCAGTCAACTGCTGGACATAGATCCGATAACAAAGTTATACGAGTATCCAGAGATAGACGAGGCTACTTCGTCTTTGTTGAGTCGGGGCGACGTGTTGGGGGTTACTCAGGGCGAATCACCCGCCATGAGAAGATTGTTTAGAGCCATACGACCAACATCGATGAGAGACTGTGTGTTTGCCACAGCACTAATACGACCAGTGGCCATGCAAGGTAGACGCAAGGCATCTTTCTTCAATGACTGGACAGCTGACAGAGTATCTGATGTTGTGGTGTGTGAAGATGATGCTATTGTGCAGATAGCACAGTTGATTGGTTGCAATTACTATGAAGCAGACATGTATCGTAGAGCATTTGCCAAGAAGAATGAAGAACGTGTGATGGAGTTCATGACCAGACTGGGAGACCATCCACGTAAAGATGAAGTGTTTGCATCACTGCAAGAATTGAGTGGCTTTGGATTGTGCCGAGCTCATGCTGTTAACCTCGGTAGATTGATATGGGCATTGGCTTATCAAAAAGCACACAACCAGAAAGGATTTTGGGCGGCCGCACTGAAACACTGTCAAGGTTCCTACAAAAGATGGGTGTACAAGACAGAAGCCAAACGTGCTGGACTGACTCCGGTCACAGTGTCCAAGTCTGATCAGTTTGATGACCCTGTGTGGCAATACAAGAAGTATGGATGGTGGTCCGGAGAAAAGTTTTTGCCTGGCTTCTACACACGTTCATTGTATCTGGATCGCATAGAATTTGCTGGACTGGTTGCTAATGGTAGAGTGTACAAGAGTGGACACAAGAAGTATGTGACCTTTGTGACGCTAGGAGTTGACAACGGTTACTATGTGGATTGCACAATCAACCAACCATTTGCATATTCAGACACAGATGTCATACGTGGTATAGGCAAAATAAAACACCTGAACAATTCAGATTATATCGAAGTTATCGAATGTGAAAGTTTAAAGATTGATCAGTTTTACAATTAGTCAGTAGCAAAATATAACGCACTCATAATTACAACCAGTGCAATAAATTGTAAAGTTATACGCATTCTCATCATTTTGTTCGAATACTTTTTGTTAAACTCTCCGCCTTTGAACATACCATATAGGCCTACTGACAATACGGCCACCACAGCAAGAAACGCAATAGGAATGAGAAGATAGTATACAAACATCAATTATCCTTGTTCATGTTAGCGATCAACTGCTTGATTTTAGATGATTCAACATTTGCTTTGACTTTGCCTATGTCATCACCTTCTGCCTTGTGTTCTTCTTTAGCCTCTGCTGTGACAGTTGATGTTCTTTTTAAGTTTGAATAAATGCTTGGTGCTTGTTTTTTGAATGATTGATATTCTTCATCTTCAGCCAAGTCAAGTATACGCAGTGTGTCTACATTGAACTCCAAGTCAACTTTGTGTCCAACACCTGAACTTGATCTTGTTTTCATGAACTGTATCTGATACTTGCCACGTTCTCTCATTGCACGTGATGTGAATATGCCAATGACGTTGTCTGCAGTCTGTATCTTAGATAGTCCGCCACTTATGTGCGAATGATCAAACTCTATTTCTTCTACACTGCTTCTGTTCAACTGCGAAGCAGTAATCATCACACAGTTTAGATCCACTGCCAAGTTTCTTAATTCTTCTGACACATACTTGTCCTTTACAAATAGATCACTTGGCGACACACGTCTATTGATCGGCATCAACAAGTCTAAGTAATCAATCAATACCACGTCACACTTGCAGTTGTGTTGTATCTCAAACTCTTTGATGTAAGTTCTTATGTCAATAGCCGTGCTACCTGATTGTATATATTTGATACGCAACTTGCCAGACTCTTTGCCTTTCATCTTAACTTTCAAGTCAACTGTGTCAAGATCTTTGTAGATGTCTCTTGTGTTTGTGTCAGTCATCATTGCATCAATTCTCATAGCAGTCAAGTTCTCGCTCAACTCAAGTGTCACATACACAACATTTAATCCTTGTTCTACATAGTTGCAACCTAAGTTCTGCAAGAACAAACTCTTACCAGCGCCTGATCCACCTGCAAATATGTTCAACTCACCTCTGTTAAATCCACCAAACAACTTTTTGTCAAAGTTCTTCCAACCAGTTGGCACAGTGCCGTTGTTGTCTTTCAGTGCCTGTAGTCTGCCCTTAGGATCTTCGAAGTAGTCAAGACCCATGTCTTTGGTTAATCCTATCTGCACTGCCTTCTTAATCTTTTCTTCTACAGATCCATACTCACCTTTTTCTAGCATATCAGCTGATGCCAGTATGGCACTTTCAAGTTCTTTGTGTCTTGAAAAACGTTCATACTCATCCAAGAACCAATCAAAATGTTTTGGGTCTACATCAGCGGCACTTAATAAGTTAGATCCTGTCTTTGCATTCACCATCTCAACTTCGGGCAGTGTTTTATATTCTTGTGCATAATCATATATGAACTTGGCCGCTTCACGCAGTTCAGCATCATAGTGTTTGTAGAAGAAAATATTTTGTGCCCTTACAAATGACTCAGCATCTGCAAGAAACATTTCTAAAAATAATTTTTGTAAGTCTTTTGTATATTCCACAACTATATTATATTACCTCTATGCTTTGTTGTCATTCGAGTAATTGGTTATCATTAATTCTTTTCTCTGTTTTTGATCTTGTCTATAGGAACCAGTGCTTCTCATTGTGTAAGACAAGTCCCATTCCATTAAAGTAAATGAATCAAATAAATCAGAAATTTTAGTGTTAGAATTATATGTAATCATAAATTTTGCATTCATTTTCTTTATCTCTTTGGCAAACTTATCATGATCAAAACCACGATGTTTGTCACCATCTTTACCATACAAAAATGTTTTTATATCATATGGTGGATCTAAAAATACAAAGTCTCCTTCTATATCTTTACTACCCCAAGCTTCCGCACGACAAACGTTTGTATAATCTAAATTTGTTATCTTCCAATTTTTTATTAGATGTGAATAATGCACAAGATTTTTTATATTGTTTAATGTAAAATTTCCATCATATGCTTGTTTCGAGAAAGAAGATGATTCTGACAAACCAGAAAATGAACATTTGTTTAAGATAAAAAAACACAATCCCACAGTATATTCGTCACCTGTATTGATATGACTTTTAGCATCAATAAACATTTGTTTTTGATCAGCCAAAGAATTATAGGTTGATGTTTTTACTTTTAGCAAATCCATTGCAAGTCTATTACCTTGTTGTTGTAAAGTTTTCCAGAATGCATACAAAGGATAGTGTGCATCGTTTACCCACACCGGCACCCATGGCATATTTTTAGTCACATATATCGCCATTGAGCCTCCGCCAACAAACGGTTCTCTATATGAACTAACACGTTCTGGAAAATGTTGGCACAAAAATTTAATTGCTCTACTTTTTCCGCCTGGATATCGTAAAGGTGTTTTAAGAGAGCCAGAGTTTTTCATGTAATTTAATTTTTGTTTTGGTTTTATACCTATGCTTCAGTATGGCTTGCATGGTAAGCACTTTGCCATATTTTTGCACTGCATTGTTAACATCTTTCACATCATCATGCCAAGGAGG